GATGCAAAGGCTAAAGCCAAAGCAATCACCACACGTAATAAAGCTAAAAAATGAGGTTGTGATGGATTACGAAAAACTTAAAAGTGTTTTAAACGAAAACCAAGGTAAGAACTTTGTACGCAGGATTCTTAACCCAGAAGCCTATCCTGTGATGAACTTGGGTAAAGGGGTGGTTGCTACACATCAGATGGAATATTCTGAAGCTGGCCCAAGCAAGTTTATTGTTTACCCTAGAATTGCTTATGAGAATAAAGAGCTTAAAAACTATGGTGATGGTGCATTTGATAGAGCATTGAAAAGCAAAGACTACATTACGTTTGATAATGAAAAAGACGCAGCAGACTTTTCAAAGAACTACAAAGAGTATTGGGATAAAGAAAAAAAGGTTTTGCCAGCAGCAGGAAATGAATAATGCAAATCCCTATACTAAATGGCATCTTTGTTGATAACACACCAGAGTTACGCACTAGTTATCCAGTCAATCTAGTACCAGTCCCTAAAGAGTCTGGCATTAGCGGTGGATTCTTACGCCCAGGCGATGGCTTAGTGGCAAATGGCACTGGCCCAGGCATTGATCGTGGCGGTATTAACTGGCAGGGTAAACTGTATCGCGTGATGGGAACTAAGCTCGTTGAAATTGACAGTTCAGGTACAGTAACTACATTGGGTGATGTTGGTGGCCCAGTTGAAACATTGGTCACATTTGATTATAGCTTTGACCTATTAGCCATCGCATCTGGTGGTCGTTTGTATTATTGGAATGGCACAACCTTAGTTCAAGTAACTGACCCTGATTTAGGCGTGGTGTTGGATGTTGTATGGGTTGATGGCTATTTCATGACCACCGATGGTGAGTTCTTAATTGTTACTGAACTGAATGACCCTACAATAGTTAATCCATTAAAGTATGGTTCATCAGAAGTTGACCCAGACCCTGTGGTGGCTTTGCTGAAGCTACGCAATGAAGTGTATGCCTTAAACAGGAACACCATTGAGGTGTTTGATAACATAGGCGGTGCGTTATTTCCATTTGAACGAATTGATGGAGCACAGATACAAAAGGGCGTGATAGGTACGTTTGCTTGCTGTGTGTTTATAGAGAATGTTGCCTTTTTAGGCAGTGGTCGTAATGAAGCACCAAGCATTTATGTAGGCGCAAATGCAACTGCTAATAAAATAAGCACACAAGAGATTGATAACTTGCTTTTGGAATACACCGAGCTTGAACTTGCTAAGGTTAAGTTAGAGGCTAGGAACGATAAAAACCACCAGCACCTATATGTCCATTTGCCAAACAAAACAATAGTGTTTGATGCTAGTGCGACAGCAGTATTAGGAAGCCCTGTATGGTTTACGCTAACAAGCACCATTGTTGGCTTTGCACAGTATCGTGCTAGGAACATGGTCTATGCTTATGACAAGTGGTACATAGGCGATCCACAAACAAATACCATTGGTTATTTTGTGCAAGACATAGGCAGCCATTGGGGTGAGCAAGTGCGTTGGGAGTTTGGCACATTGATTGTTTACAATGAAGGCAGGGGCGCACTGATGCAGCAGCTTGAATTGGTTAGCTTAACTGGCAGCATTGCACTTGGTAAAAATCCTAAGATAAGCACTAGCTACACAGTTGATGGTAAAAAATACAGCCAAGAAAGAGCTATATCAGTTGGCATGGTCGGCAACACGACAAAACGCATAGCATGGTTTCAGCAAGGCCACATGAGAAACTGGCGCATACAACGCTTTAGTGGTGACAGTGATGCCCATGTATCCTATGTAAGATTAGAAGCGCAACTAGAGCCGTTGGCGTATTGATATGGCTATACAAAAGCTAAACTTAACACGAGATCAGCTTTCAAGTTTTCTGCAAAACTTTGAGCAGGTAAAACAGTTTGAAAATCTGTTCTCAACGGTTGATGCAATTGGCGTTACAGCAGCAGACGCTAACTATGTTTATGCTGGCCCACCTGCTGGATCACCTGCTACACCAGCTTTTAGGCCACTTGTTGTTGCTGACATACCTGCATTGCCTTACGTTACCTCAGTTGCTGCATTAACACTTGGCACGACAGGTACAGACTTAAGCTCAACCGTTGTTAATGGAACTACAACTCCTGTCATCACATTAAACGTGCCAACGGCATCTGCGACTAATCGTGGAGTATTAAGTGCTGCTAACTGGACAACATTTAACAGTAAAGCACCAGGCGTTACATTTACGACTAACTATATTCCTTATGGTCAAGGCACAACAACATTAAATCAGTCTGCTGGGTTGCAGTTTGATGGCACTAACTTTACGACTACAGGTTATGCAACTGCTACTAGCTTTAGACCTTCTAGCTCTACAGTACCCACTAATGGGTTGTATTTACCAGCTACTAATAGCGTAGGTTTGGCTACCAATAGTACAGAACGTGTTCGTATAGATGCTTCAGGTAACGTGGGTGTAGGTGTAACTCCTAGTGCTTGGGCTACAAGTGAAGCCATGCAATTTTCAGGTGGCTTCACATACGGAAAAAGAGGATTTGGTCAAAATTTGTATTTTGATGGAACAAACTATAAAGCAATTGCAACCGCTGCCTCAAGTTTAATGCAAATGGGTAGTGGTGGTTTTAATTGGTATAAAGGAGCATCTACTACTGCTGGAAGCAATGTAACATTGACTGACGCAATGGCACTTGACGTTAGTGGGAATTTGGCAATTGGTACAAGCACACCAACTGGTAAATTAACAGTTGTAACAACATCAAGTGCAGGTTCATCTATTGGCTCATGGAATTCGGCATATGCTGTAGTAAGTCCTAATGCAGGGTCTGGTAATGGGGCAGGGCTTGGATTAGCCTATAATACATCTGCTGATGCGGCAGAAATTGCAGCCATTGCCCCAGGGGTTGCTTGGAAACCATTATATTTATATAGCGGTGGACTTTTCTTTTATTCAGCGAACGGTGGTTCTACTGGTTCTCTTGATACTTCAGGTAATTTAACTATCACAGGTGCAACTGCAACAAAAGCATCTGGAACAACTTGGGCTAACCCATCTGATATTCGCCTAAAAGACAATGTTACAGACTACTCAAAAGGGCTTGCAGAGTTAATGCAAGTTAATGTTAAAGAGTGGCAGTATAACGGCAAAGGCGGTACTGCTGAAGGCATGAAAGGTCTTGGGGTTATTGCCGATGAGATTATGTCAGTATTGCCAAATACAGTTGATAATTACCAAGCTAAACTTAATGCTGATGATGAAACTGAAACAGACATTAAAAAGTTTGATGCAACTGAAATTACTTGGTTAATGTTAAACTCTATAAAAGAACAACAAGCTCTTATTACAGAATTAACATCACGATTAACAGCACTAGAAAATAGCGCAAAATAACAACATTAATACCTAAATTTAAAAGGAGTTATTATGAAAGATTTTTTAATGATGCCAAAAGGCTTTATGGGCTTGCCAACTGAGGATGAGTTTGTAACCACCGCAGAGAATAAAAAGAACTTTGCAATAGCAGTGCAGGATTGGAACTACGGCCCTGAAATGCCAAGCAATGATCCAAGCGAGAATAAAGAGTTTTATGCTGGATTAGCTGAAGCTATGCAATGCGATGAAAAAGACGCTAGACGCAAGCACTGCTCTAACTGCGAATATTATGACAATAGCTTAATGACGCAAGTTAAGATTGAACGCATACCAATGGCTGGATATGACGAGGGATATGGCTTTAGAGGTCATTGTGAGAAGTTAAACTTCATTTGCAATGATATGCGAGTGTGCCAGGCATGGGAAGATAGAGAGGATGATTGACAAAATGCGTCAGTGTGAGAAAATAACTGCGCTGAGTTTAATGAGCAACCAGCAGCTCCCAATGCCCTATTAGGAGACATGATGCTAGTATCTGTTACAGAATCAATTACAGACGAGCATTTGCTGGAAGTGTATGCTGACCCTTATATTAATATTGCTTAAAAAATCATCAATTAAAGAATCACGCAAATTAGCTGCGAAGTGTTTGGCTTGGGCTTTTGCCCATCCTATCTTGCGTGTAACTGTTTATATTATTGAAGGCTTAGAGGCGGCAAAGAACTTTGCTTTGAAACTAGGCTTTAAAAACGAAGGTTGCAGACGTTGTGCGTGTGTACAAGGTGGCATAGTTAAAGACGTTTATGTGCTGGGCATGACTCGGCAGGAATGGAGAACAGCATGAGTTTTGTTGGCGATTTAGTTGGTGATGTAGTTGGCGGTATTACAGGTGCTAAGGCGGCTGGTAAGGCTGCACAAGCTGGTGCTGCTACGCAAGCTGCGGCTGCACAGGCTGGCATTGATGAACAACGCAGACAGTTTGACAAGCTAGTCGAGCTAATGTCACCGTATGTGACTGCTGGCACTGAATCAATGGCGGCTCAAAAAGCATTGATTGGGTTAGCTGGCCCAGAGGCTCAAGCGGCAGCAATAGCTCAACAAGAACAATCCCCTATTTTTCAAGCACTAACACGACAAGGTGAAAGTGCTATCTTACAAAACGCTGCTGCCACTGGTGGCTTGCGTGGCGGTAATGTGCAAGCAGCATTAAGTGAATTTAGACCGCAAATACTCAACTCACTAATTGAACAACAATACGGCAGACTTGGTGGCTTTACTAAACTTGGTCAAGCATCGGCAGCAGGTCAAGCCGAACAAGGTATGGCTTCAGCAGATTCAATTGCTAACCTACTTGCAAATCAAGGTGCAGCTACGGCTGGCGGTCAAATAGCCAGAGGCAATGTAAATAGACAAGCATTTGGTGATCTATTAAGTATTGGCAAATCAGCAGCAGGTTTCTTTTAAGGTAACGATATGGCTATTAATCCACTACAAAAACCGATTGATTATGCTGGCATGGTGCCGCAGGTAAACATTAGTCAAGGCATCGAGGACTTGGGTGCTGCATTTGCTAAACGTCAAGAACGAGTTACTGCTGAAGCACAA